TATAGAGAAATGCGCTTTATTTCAAGTCTAGGGGGTAAATTCCCTAGTATAGCGGTATTTGTGACTTGATTCATAACCGATTTATAAAATTTGTGGACTTTTTAGGAACTTTTTAATTTTTCAATGGCTTTTTCATAAAATGAAGTAGCATTTTTCTTGTTGTCTTTGGATAAGTGGCTATAAATATCCATGGTCATAGAAAGTTTTGCATGACCGAGCCGTGTTTGTATCTCTTTGTAAGGTAGTCCAGCATTGAGCAAGATACTAGCGTGAGTATGACGGAAAGCGTGGAATGTTAAACGAGGGCAGTCAGAAAGTTTTAAATGTTTCTCAAGTCTTGACCTAAGCGCCCTAGCGTCTCTATATTCGTCAAAGGAATTAGAAAATACTTTTTCATAAGTCAAACCTATTTCTCTACCAACTTGCGCTTGTCTATTTTTGTAAAGCCGCAGCATGAGCACCGTCTTATTATCCAAGTCAATTACCCTAATACTTGATTTAGTCTTAGGGGTAGTGACTTCTTTTTCACAGTTTAGAGTCTTATTTACGTCTAGTGTACCGTTTTGTAAGTCAATATCAGACCATTTGAGGGCTAAACACTCACGAATACGCAAACCAGTCGCTAAAAGCGTCTTATATAGCACCGTATCGTAGAAATTTTTGTAAGTGTTTGGCAGCTGCTCCAGGTAAGTCAAGAATTTTTTTAAGTTATCATCATCCAGATATTTCAGTTTTTGCCCTTCTTTTTCCTTACGACGTGGCACGATAATATCACGGGCAGGATTAAAGGGGATAACTTGCAAGGATACGGCATATTTAAGTATTCGTTTATTTAGCGAGTTAAGTTGCGGATATTCTTGGTAACCTTTGCCTAGTTGATTGTACTCTTTTGCCCATTGATTAACTTGCTTTTGAATAACTGGGGGTGTTAGCTTATCTAGTTTGTATTCTCCAAAGGCTGGAAGTAGATAGTTATTTAGTCTACTCTTGATTATTGTAAGTGTTGCCTTTTTGACTGTATGGCAGTATGTTTCCAGCCAATTCTCCACCAGTTCGGCATAAGTTTTTATCTCCACCGCCTTATATACTGTTGAGCCTCCTTTTTCAAAGTCTATTTGAGCCTGTAGTGCTTTGGCTTTGAGTTCTCTCTTGGTTCGCCCTGATATAGTCGTCTTGACTTTCTTACCTGTTACGGTATCGATACCAAGGTAGACGCTAGAGCGATAGACTGTAGTACCGTCTTTTTTTGTGTATTCTGTTATTTTCATGGTTTTACTCCTCTTCCATCAGCAGGCAAGCAATTAGAAAAGGTTTTGAGTTTAAACCATGCGAGGGGCTACGAGAATGCCCCTATTTTCGATTTTAAGCAGTCAGACGGTAAATTGTACCAGAATATGAAACAAGGCGGATATGGGGCTTATATGAGCTTGTTTGTGATGGGTGTTTTTGATATAATGTTTTCGCCCCCTTAATTTAGAGAAGGGAGGTGTTATATATGCTAGAGTTGTTTTCCCTTTTTCTAGCTCCGTTACTTGTTAACGTCTTATCTGAGCTTTTCAAGTTATGGATAAAGAGACGTAGCAAGTAGCTTTTAACCCTTTAAGAGGGTAGCAAAAAACCCCATCGCTGGAACGGTGGGGCTTTTTAGTTACATATGCTAGAAGCACTGTTTTCCCTTTATGCTTTCATTCTAGCATACGAGCCCCAATATTTCAAGAGTTTTATTTTTTTTTGATATTGTTTAGAGCGCTTTAAGCGTTCCTAAAATGCCGAAGTGTTGAAAATCGTCTAAATTATACCGCATTATACTTCATTAGAGAGTTATAGACTGATGAGCGTGAGAAATGCCGTCAGTCGCTTTTTAAATGCAAGAGTGGTATAATAATAGCGTAGACTAAGAGGTTTGAAAGAGTCCCAACTCAACAGTAACCAGACCTTTCTGCTTCCAATCTCTCAAGATGTTACTAATCGCCTGAATCTTTCCCGTTATTTCAGTTCAGGCGATATTAGACAAGTCAGCAGCAGCTAGCTTGTCTTTTTTTTGTTGTAGAAAACTAGTGTAGTAAAAAGAAAAGTGTACCAACATAATAAGCCGATACACTGATTTTTTTGTAAAATATAAAAGCCCTTAACTGATAGCAGGTTACCCAATAGGCAACTTACGAAAAATACGCAGACATATCAGAATTACAAGCGACTTTCTAACATCACTATATCGTTTTTTTTATTAAAAATCAACTTTTTTGTCGCTTTTTTTGTACTTTTTTATTTTTATTTTGAAAATAAGTGTAGGCATTGACATTTATTCGCTGGGAAGTATTGGCAATATTGAACATTACGATTATGGATTTTTCTAAGTAGTTTGATATCTCCTGATCTTTCTTGGTTATAAGCTACAGACTTGAATATTCTAAATAAGTGATTTGAAAATACATCAGCAATCTGGATTAGTGTATGTTGTGATGAATCGAAAAATTGGACGTTTATATCTGGGATTTTATTTAGTTCGGCACAAAGTCTAGTTTGTAAGTATTCTTCTAAAGCTTTAAGGTTTTCAACTGCTTTATTTCTGTCGTCTAGATCTAAATATATATATTCATAACTTTCTATCAGTTTATTGACTTGCAGAAACATAATATAATTAAACGTTATGTTTGGCTTTTTCCGTAGATGTTCCATGGCATTGTGATTATCAAATACAATGAAGTTAAATTGGATATCTGTTTTTTTCATCAATTCTGTAAAAATATAGTCTTTGAAATCAAGTGGCATTTGTGCCCCTTTAATTTCTTTTTTAATATCTAATTCTAGTTCGGGATGGTGTTTTAAGTACTTTACCTTTGCTTTTCTAAAAACTCTTTTTACTTTGTTGGGGTCATTCGTTTGGCAACCAGCAACTATAAAAAATCGATTATTAAGCTTATCGCTAGTGGTAATGCTACCAGATTCATCAAAGTTAAATCTCAATTGTTGCTCCTTTTAATTTTTTAATTATTGACAAAAACGCTATTTTGTTAATAATTATTTTCTTTTTTACGCTTTAGTCTGTAAAAATGGCTTTCTATTCTTCAATTTCCTCCATTTTTGCACAATAGACCCATGGGATGGGGTTGCTATTGGCGAATATGGGGGAGTTTTTTAATTCTCTCTATATATACTCACGACTTCGCCGATGGTGCGTATATCGTTGCTTTCGTCTAGTTGAATATCAGCACATTCAGGGTTAAGACTTTCTAAATACCCTTGACGCAGTTTCTTGACGTAGTTAGCGCCGTCTACTTGGAAGATACCGATAGTGTTATAGTCAACTTGAGGTGTATTCTTGATAAATAGGTAGTCGCCATTCTTTATCTTTGGCTCCATAGAGTTGCCGACAACATAAGCGATAGCGTCGTAGTCGTCTGGTATTTCATCAGTATAAAAGCATTTTTCCATGTTTAGGTTATCGTCTTGGGTTATCCCGTTTCCGGCGGTTACAACTCCGATAACAGGGAGCGTCTTGCTTTCTCTGTAGTCGTCCAGACTGATAATGTTTTCTGATACTATGTTTTCGTTTTTCTGCTCCAGCAGCTGCTTTTTAAGATAAGTCAAGGCTTTTTCTTGTCTTGGTGGAGTGAGTTGGTCAGCTATGAGCGTGATTTTTTCAACTGTTGAAGTTGATGGAGAAGAGTTTTCAACACCTAGCAGGTATTCTACTGATATACCTAAAACATTAGCAAAATCTTGAGCCCTGTTTAGTGGGAATTGTCTGGTTTTATTTAAGTATCTAGACATGGCAGATTTTGCCAACCCTACTCTTCGAGCTAACTCACTAAGAGAAAGGTCTTGTTTGTCTTTTTCTAAGACGATAATATCTATAATTTCACTATTAGAGCGCATTTTACACCCCCCTTTCTTAATTTGATTTTATTATACCACCGTTCCCAAAAAAGTACAAGAACCATGTTAAAAATATTTTTTTGTAAAAAAAAATCAAGTTTTGTGTTGACAAATGGGAACGGAAGAGTTATACTTGTTTTGTTCTCTTACGGGAACGACTAAAAAAGAAAGGTGGTAGCTGATGGAATTAAACCTAAGACGAATTAAAGCGGAGCGCATTGCAAAAGGCTATACTCAAGATGTGATAGCCGAAAAAATGGGATGGAAGTCCCGAGCGCCTTACGCAAAAAGAGAAAATGGAATTGTACCATTTGGAGCTGACGAGCTTGCTGAATTTGGTAAAATTCTGGGCTATGGCGTAAATGAATTGGGAATTTTTTTTAATAAAAACGTTCCCGAATAAGAACGGAAGGAGTAACCCAATCGCAATACTATATTACATCTACAAGATACTCCACTGGTGCTTTACCACTGGGGATTGATAACAAAAAAAGGAGCAAACTAATGGAACTAGTTTACATGGACGGCAAGAAAGAGCCGTATACACTGAGCAGTATTGTGGCAGAGTGTGCAGAAGTTAAGCACAGACATTTAAAGATTTTACTGAATAAGCACAGAGAGGACTTTGAGAGCTTCGGAAAGGTGCAATTTAAAATTTCACCTTCAGAGAGTGGGCAAAATGTACGAGATTATATTTTGAACGAGCAACAAGCTACTTTGTTAATCACTTACTTACGAAATACAGAACCCGTAAAAGAGTTTAAGAAGGACCTGGTTAAAGCCTTTTTTGAAATGCGTGATGAACTTTCTAAACGCTATCTTCAACGGGAACTGGAAAAGCCAAAGCGCAAGACCTTAACCGAAGCTATCAAATCATGGGAGAAAGCACCTCAGCATGCCTATAGCACTCTTACAAACCTACTGCTAAAGGGAGCGACTGGGAAAAACAAAGCCCAACTCATGCAAGAGCGAGAAAGTGAAAACGGTATTGACAGTTTAACAAGTGCGGAACTGACAAACTATCAGCGCTTGGAAGATATGGCAATAGCGATGATCAACTTGAATATGAGATATTCAGAAATTAAAGAACTAATTTTTAAAGTATAGGAGTATAGAAAATGGAAAATGAATTTAAGACAGTTACAAATGCCAAGGGAGTAGAAATTCCTAAGTATTTCAAGGATTTTAAAAAGCTAGTTGAGATGGACAGACAACTAGCCGAATATCTTTGTATGAACTACGAGTTATTGGACAGTGAAGACCTAGGTGCATTTCTTGAAACGGTGGAGCAGGGATTCAGCTGGATTCTGGATCTTATCGAAAGTAAAGATTTGCTTTATAAACCAAAGTCAGGTAGTAATCATGCAAAAAGAAAATAAAAAAATCACTTGCTCAAATTTTAGACGAGGCGAGCAAGCGACAAGATTAAGGATATAGAAATTTTTTCTATGCTCCGATTATATCAGAAAACAGCTATTTTATCAAATACATAAAGAAAAACCGAAGAGCAGGCAAGCAATTAGAAAAGGTTTTGAAATCGAGTGCTGACACGACGATTCTAAGCACTTGTTTAGAAAAAATGTGGGTGATTACCCACGAAACATCACTACAAGCGTCCGCCAACTAGGGGCAAATGCCCAGCGTTTGGAGTGGTGAAATAATCCAATATAGGAAAAAGGGAAAACAGACTATGACAGAAACAACATACGATATTATCGCTAAAAGCTTGGATAGAATTAATATGGAATTACACCAAGCAGACGAAAACAATGATTTTTTCAGAATAGGACTCTTATCAGGACAATTAAAAGCTATCAAAGAAAATTTACACCGCTTACTTTGGATTGAACTCCCTGAATTGAATGACAGCCATAAAATCGAAGCGGTCTCTAAAAGCACTACGGGAATGCTTTTCCACCCTGGTATTTTTGAAATGGACGCTATGCGACAAGCATTCTTTAAACGCCAAGCTATGCACTTTTTTGACAACGAAGCAGAGCAACAGGCGTATATAGAACATGCTGAAAAGGAGTATTTAGAGGCTACTATAACCTTAAAAGATATTCTTTTTAACTCTAAAAATGGAACTCAGAGAGTAAATAAAAGTTGTCTTATAGAGAAGTTTGAGGAGGCAATGCAGTGACACTAGATCTAGGCAAAATGACACAAGCAGAATTTGATGAAGTAATGGCTGACATCAAGGCAAGAAATCCAAACCTATTACAGCTCATCACTGATTTTTTAGATAGAAAGGTAACACCCGAAGAGGTGGACGACTAGTTGAATATGGAGCGAGCTGAACAAGTGGAATATATTAAGAATTATCAAGCGAGGGCATAACATGAATGAACTAGATATAAGTAACACACAGGCTGCTGTCTTAATCGTGATTTTGATTGGTTTACTGCTTTATTTAAACCACCGAGACCGCAAAAAAAGCGCCCAAATTGAGCGAGAAAACCAACAGACGATAGAAACACCTAGCGAGGATTTAAACCCTGATTATGGGCGATATATCCAGCTTGCAGGGGTAAGAGTTTCCGGAGGGATGGAATGAGTTACACAGTGAAGATATACCTTGATTTTGAAAAAATACCAGATGAAACCTATTTTACTAAAGAGATTTTTCTAGCTATGTGTACGGACAATGCAACAAAGTTAGCTGTAACTATGGGTTTGCTGGCAAAACAAGCGTTGGATTTAGAGACTAGGGCTGTTATTTTAAAAACCCTTAATACAATCATAGAAACTCAAAAAGATATTTTGCAAGGGGTAGCGAGCGGACAAATAACCTTTGTGAATAAAAGCAAAGGAGAGGAGAGACTGGATGAGTCTATCAGAGAACGATAAACGAGTATTAAGATTAATCAAGGTAGGGGCTGAGAACTCCATAACAGGGTCAGAAATCAGCCTGACAACTAAGCTAACAGAAAGAACAGTGCGCGATATTATCAAGCGTCTAGTAGTCAAGCATAACATCCCAATTGTAGGAGTTAGATGCGGAGTTTTTAGTGGCTACTTTATTCCAGCGAATAAAGACGAGTTACTAGATGGCGCTAAGGCTTTTTACAACCAAGTACAGGAGGAGAGCAAGCGCCTAGCGGTGTTGATGAACAGTGACCTAGAAAGCTACAAAGAAACTTTGAAGGAGGTGGGCGGATATGTTTAGCTTAAGCCGAGAAAGTGAGCATGATTTGACGCATGGCATTCTGGAGGTAGTGGAAAGATACCTGGAAGCGCGTGAGAAAGTACCGCCAAGATTGACCAAGTTAATAAATAGAGTTGAACTCAAAGAAGAGTTAAAAATTAGTGGCAACACGCTGAATAAGTGGGAAAGTCAGGGTTTAAGACGCTATCAACCGCCGGACGATGGTTCAAGAATGATTTACTATTTAGTAACTGACATCTGGAAGTTTCTGGGGGTGGATGAATGAGGGTGATAGAGTTAATTTTATCCGCTGATAAATTGCCTTTGTTTGGCTTTCTCAAGTCTACCCCTACCCAAGTATGGAAGAATGGCAATCACTATAAATTTATATACTTTGAGCCAATAGGCGAGGCGCTGACAGCTTTCCACTACAAAGGTTTGTATGTGGCAGTTAAAAACGAAAGCGAAGAAGTAGAGGGCTGGGAATTGGCCAGAGATTTAGAAATAGGTTTGGCTAGTCCTGACTTGCTGACGATTCTGAAAGATTTAGAGGTAAACAAATTGACCGAGCAACGGCAGGGGCTTGGAGTGGAGTTAAAAGGCTGGGTTTTTAACCTGATTTGTAACGGGATTTATACCAAATATGAGACTTCGCTTTTTGTCCGCTTGCTATTTGTCAATGGCTACAGTTTTAGTCAGCTGGTGGACTTGTTTTCTGCAATCGTCAAACGCACAGACCTAGCAAGCTATTTCCTAGAAGTAGCAACAAAATTCTATAAGGAGGTGGCTTTTGAATAGCAATGACATTGTAAATAAAATCATTGAAGAGAATCAGCAAGAAGCACCGCCTGAAGTGGTGGACTTGACCCAAGCAAGGAAAACCAACGAGGAACACAATAGCCTGAACTTGGCAAAGAAACCAAGAGGGGACGGCTTTGATAGAGGTTTAGACAATCTGAGAAAGATTTTGAGCGGAGATAGCAAGCTAAAAGGGGCGATACAGTACAACACTTTTACATATGAAATTGAAGTGACTAGACCAATGAAGCTAAACGGTAGAACCCTGAACGGTGCAATCGATGACCTGATTATCAGAGAGATTAGGGCTTATATTGCTACCAAGTATAAGCTAGACTATAAAAAGCCTGATATAGCTGATTTTTTGGAGATAGTGGCTGGAGAAAATAGCCACAACCCCTTAAAAGACTATCTGGAATCTTGCGAAAGCGAGTATAAAGAGTTAGTGAATCAACGTGAGCCCTTTGATATTTTAAGGCATTATCTTAATATCAAGGATGACGAATATAACCGTATTATCATGGATTTGTTTTTCCGTGGAGCGGTTGCCAAGGTGTTTGACCCTACCGTTAAGTTTGACTTTGTGCTGGACTTGACTGGAAGGCAGGGAGTAGGAAAGACACAATTTTTTGAGGGGCTTTTTACTCACAAGTATTTTACAACCGTTGAGACATTCACAGACAAAGACGACAAGGCTAGAATGGTGAGAAACTGGTGTGTCTTTGATGATGAGATGGTGGCCAGTAAAAAGGCTAGTTTTTCAGAATTGAAGAAATTCATCACAGAAACCAAGCTAGAGTTTAGACCCCCTTACGCTTCCAGTGACAGGCGATTGCCTAAGAGTTTTATCATTGTCAGAGCAACTAATGACCATGATTATTTGAACGACCTGACAGGGGAAAGGCGCTTTCTAGTTGTAGAAGTCCACAAGGACACCGCCTATAAGGGCAGGAAATGGACAGAGAAAGACCGCAGAGCCTTTTGGGGCGCTATGGTAGTAGCTTGGAGGGCTAACCAAGTCTTGAACCTGACGGACGAGCAGGAAAAGCTAGTAAATGAGGTTAGAAGTCGTTACAAGTTTGTAGATGAAATTCTTGAGGATTTGGAGCGCTATTTAGATACTCCTTACCCAAAAAGAATGTATCAGTTCCCGATGACCGACAGAATGCGCTACTATTATATCTATGATATGATGAACGAGGGATACTATAGAAATAACAGGGGTGGAACAGTTGAACTGGACACAGACACCTATGGCGAACTGGTGGACAGGAACAAGATGACCATTAACCTATTTTTTCAAGAGGTGTATTTGACTGACAAAGTACCGCCAAAGGATAAGGCTAAGGTAAAAAAGTACATGCAAAACCGAGACGGCTGGGAGCATAGACGATCTTTAAAATTTGGGAAAAGTGTTAAGCCTGGTTATTCAAAATCTAAAAGGTAGTTAGGGTAGTCACTAATTTAAAAAATGACTACCTTTCAGAGGGTAGCTAAAGCCTTTAAACAAAAAGGATTTAGAAAAAAGGGTAGTTTTTAAGATTTTACTGACTACCCTATTAAACCCTTGATATGATTGACTTTTATATAAAAAGGTAGTTATTTTATATTATTTATAAAGTGTGTAGAGTAAATAGAATTAAGGTGTTTATTATTTATTTTTTTTGTGAGCAAGGTGACTACCTGACTACGCTTTTTGTAAACCCTTGGGACTGTAAGGCGGAGGTGGTAGTCACTAGATACTCAAAAATGACTACCTTTTCAGAGAAAGGAGGGTATATGGACGAATTACACAAAGGCTTATAGCAATTTAGGTTATGCAAAAAATAGAAACATAACCTAGAGAAAAAAAGGAGCAAACCAGTTTTGTTTGAATAGAAAGGAGGTGAGTATTATGTCAGGAGATACTTCTTTAGGGTATGTAGTAGCCAATAAGTTTTCTATGGATCCAGATAAAAGACAGAAAATCTTTTCTCAGTGTAAAAAAGAAGGTGATAGCTTAGAACAACGGAAACAAGAAATACTAGAGAAATATGCTAACAAACAAGACAAACCAAAATCTAGAAAAAATGATTCTAAAGGCTCGGAGAGTCATAAAAGAAAAGCTAAGAGCAAAGAATTTTAGAAAAAATTATAAACAAAAATCAGATATTAAAAGATGAAGGAGCATAAAATGGCTAAAAAATTTAGTTTGGTAGAAAAATATGTAAGAAGTAGAGGAATGGGTATTGGTGATAAAAAATCAAAAACAGGTTTAATATTATCAAAAGATATAATAAGTATCTATGACGTTCCTGAAGAAGGGAAAGAGTTAGTGGATTTCGTTAATGTAATAGAGCATGCGGGTACTGGTGGAACATATGAAACTGTCGGTTTTAGTGATGAACATCTATCAGAACTTGAATCAGAAGAGTTTAGAGAAAGTGAAAATGTAGAACTTAGAAAAAAAAGGATTAAAACCAAGTTCGAACATAAGACATTTTCGGGCCGTATCCCCTTATCGTCTGAACAAGTTGATGATGGAGAATATAATATATTAGACTTCTTAAGTAACAAAATTACCCGTCTTTGTCGTAAAACACGTAATATTGAAATTGGAAAAATTCTAAAAGAAGCACCCGAAAAAAATGTTTCTAATTTTGACGAATTGAAAGATATAATAAACGATTTAACTCCCGAACGTCATAACACTCTTGTATTAAGTCAGTCACTATTTAAGTTTTTAGATAAAGAGAAATCTAGCGATGGAAATTATATTTTAAAAATTAACAAGAAAGAACGATATTCAGAAAACTTATACGTTGATGATATTATTATTGTGTCTGATGAAATACTAGGAGTAAAAGGCGATAAAGTTGCTTTTGTTGGGGATTTGTACAATTTCGCTACTTTATTTGAAAGAGATAAAAATAGTTTACGGTGGGTAGATGAATCCGTCATTTATGGAATGAGTTTAATACTTTATACTCGTTTCGTTGTGAAGAAAATTGAGACTGATTGTGCTTTCTTTATAAAATGGAATTAGGAGATAGGGGATGGATATTAGAGAAGTATTATCAACATTAGAAAATCTTGATGATAAAAAAGATAAGATTGCAAAAGTCAGAACAAAGTTGGAAGAAAACAGAAAAATAATTGTTGGAGAGAAGAATATTTCTTTTGATAGTATTGACTCTTTCTTTGAGGATAATGCTACTTCTTTAGAACAAATTACTAACATGAGTGAATCAATTGATCTTTTAGAGAATGAGTTTGATACTTATTTTTGGGAGGCAAAGGCAGCGATATTTGAATATATCTTTAAAGAGACTAAGCGAAGAGCTGAAGAAAAGAAAATCTATAAACGTTACCAGAAGAAACTTAGGATAATTTTAAATGCCTACGATGAAATTCAAGCACTAAAGAAAGATGTAGAAGAAATACATAAAGGAGTAGTTGGAGAAATAACTCAGGAGCATTCTCTTGCAGTATATCGGACAGAATTAAATCCAACAAGTATCCTTCCGTTCTTAAATCCTGATGTCAGTGGGCATATGAATTTTTATAAGGAATATCGCGAGATTAAAGAGTATTTAGGTAAAGAGTAATTCATTAGAAACAAGGCTGATTTGAATATCAAGAAATTGGTAGCTATATCAAAAATGGCCTTGTTTTTAATTTCAGTAAATTAGTTTCACAAAATGAAGAAAGCATAAACTGAAAAGAAGTAATAGCTTGAAAGCAAGGTATATCAGGGGTTTACAGAATGGAGTGAGTTTCACAGAATGTAAGATATGAGAAACTGAGGGGATAAATTAAAGAAATTTCCCTTGAACTTGTCATACTGAAGAGTTGTCAAACTTAAAACAATGATACCTGGTAAGTGGAGTGTTGGAAGGCTTTTAGCGCTTTTTGTCAGTTTGACAGAATTTACAATTTGACAAATTGCAAGATAAAAAAATTTTTAAATTTAAGTGGAGGTACTTGCCTATGTACGAGTTGAGTAACAGAGACCTGGACGGGGTAGATATTGAGTTAGGACGATATAGAACGCTTGCTAATAAAATTTATTTGAGAAGACAGGAACTAATACATAATAAGAAACATAGCGCTGAAGATTGTACTGGTGGGAAAGGCAAGACAGTATATAGTCCTACTGAAGCAACCATCATTAGAATTGAAGAAGACCAAACGCTAAGATATTTAGAAGGCTTTAAACTAGTTGTAGATACCTTGATGGAAAACTTAATTGAAAGTGATCTAGTCATTTTTAAAATGAGATATTTAGAAGCTGGTGCGACTCGGGAAGACGTGGCAGAGAAACTAAATAAAACTACTCGTTATATAAATAGCCGTAGAAAGGTAATCGCTAAAAGATTTGTTGAGTTGAAAGGATATTGACTCCCCCCACCTTTTAAAAAATCTTTCTGGCCAGTAGGGTACCGGTGAAGGGAACTTTTTCCAAGTCGGAGACCTCCAGACAAAAAGGGGGTAAAAAGTTGATATTTTAAAAAAATAGAAGGAGTTTTTAGAAAATGGATTTAGCAGCACAATTAGCAAATATTTTAGCAGAATAGTGCGAAGAGGTTAATGAAGAAGTTGATAAAATTGCGGAGCAAGTCGCTAAAGAAACAGTTAAAGAATTAAGGGAAACTAGCCCTAAAAGAGCAGGTAAATATTCAAAAGGATGGCGTAAGAAAAGGGTGAGAAATGGAGTTTGGGTCGTATATAGTTTTAAATACGGCTCTCTTACTCATTCACTTGAATTTGGACATATTAAACGAAATGGGGGGAGGACTAAAGCGTAGCCTCATTTAAGACCTGCAGAACTGAATGCGATTCAAAAATTTACAGAAAGTATTAAGAATATTTCAAAGTAAACTATAATTGAATAGTATTAAGTAGACTAATTAAGTGAGCAAACCAACACGTCGTTATTTAAGTCCTTAGATTTATTTCTGAGGGCTTTTTATCCTTGCTTCTCATATTGCTATTTGACAAAATAAAAGTAAGAACGGTTTTCGCTCTATCCTCTATGCTTTTATCTTTTTCTTTTGCAGGATTCTGGTTATATGTAAGTTTGAGAGGATATGCTATAATATTACCAGGTATTAAAAAAGCACGTTTGACCGTGCTAGTTTCTTGCCTGCTGAACTCGTCATTTATTGCCCTTTTGTGGGGCTTTTTTTTGTGGACTTTTTGAGAATTTTTAAGAACTTTTAATGATTTCTAATCAAATGAGATTTTTCAAAAAGTCAGTAATATCAAGGGTTTAGGCGCTATATTGAGGTGTGAAATGATGCCTAAGTCAAATTATAGAGAAATGCGCTTTATTTCAAGTCTAGG